GCTGCTCCCTTTCTGGGCTGTGACCCTTCCGTGCGTAAGCACTATTCCTGATGCCGGTACGATGTTTCTCATCATATTGATCCGCAGGACACTTCACAGAGTGTGTAACCGAAAGAACCAAGTGCCGATCAAACCGAACTCATTCACGCGAATCCCGGGAAAGTTTTACACGACGGTTTACTACGACGGGGATTTTCTTCCCGGCGAAGCTAAGCCTGATCCTGTAACTACTATCGTGGATTCAACGTCTGAGCTTACGATTAGAACGGTAACTGGTTCAAGTCGTCATAAGCCTAGGCCTCTAACTCCCGCTGCATACGCTATCAACTATCAGAGACAAAGAGCTGAAAACTCTTTTCACTATATTGAGAATGTAGGCAGCAACAAGTTTAAGCACACCTATGGCGGCGGACCCGGCCTTGCGCCGAGTCTTGGGGGTTATAATTTGCTTAACCCCTCCCCTTCTGACTGGTATGCGATTACTTACAACAAGGCACTTGATAATCTTAACGATAACGTTCGCGGTTCGCTCGACCTTAGCGTTGATATCGCTCAGGCTGGACAAACAGCAAAGATGTTACGCGTCAAAGACTCTCTTGTATCTTATGTTCGTAATTTTATATCGAACAGAAGTAAGTTCAAGGCACTCATACAGGGAATATCTAATGCTAGATTGGAGTTCATCTACGGGTGGAAACCACTCGTCGAAGATCTCTATTTGGCAGCAGATGAGTCCGTAAGGGTACCCTTGAACGTGATGGGTCGTTTTCAAGGTCACTCATCTCAAAAGCTCTCGTTCTCTCATATCCAGATGCAAACCGTCTACGGAGTCGTTAACTTCCCGGTTTCTAGCCAGGATGCTAAAGTCTCCATTAAGATTGGCGTGCAACTGTATACTCCGAGTTTCGATCTTTCGAGGTGGGCTTCTTTGAATCCTGTTTCCATCGCTTGGGAAGTCATCCCGTATTCTTTCGTAGTCGACTGGGTTTTTAATATTGGAGGTTACCTCCGCAATTTAGAAACTGGTCTTCTCAGTCAGAATAGATTTCGTAATGGTTACATTACGCAATTCTTCCGGGGTAATGTAGTTGGGAGACTTGACAACGGGTCATCGTTTTGGACAGTAAATGGCCAGAACGTTGACATGAATCGTTCAGTTCTCTCCAGCTATCCCTTGCCTTCACTGCCTCGGTTCAGTGTTGAGCTTGGATCGTCCCGTTTGTTGAATGCTGCCGCCTTGCTGGGGCAGCTTCTTAAACGGTAATCTCCTGCTTTTCTTTCCGAAAAGGCAATCATGGCCAGCAATATCGTCCTCGCGGACGCACAGGCGACCCCTGTAAATCATACCTTCGTTCCTGTAGGTCGGGATGACAACCAGATTTTCTGGTTTGAAGATCAGTCGAACGCTAACGCCATCGGATTTTGGAAAATCTCCGTTGAGCTAAAGCGTCCTGCTGCTCCGGTCGCTAAGACCTCGTCCGAACAACGCACTTACCGTGCGAAAATCGGACTTCATGAACCTGTCCTCGAAACACTTTCTAACTCGACTGTGTCGGGAATCCTCCCGGCTCCTACGGTTAGTTATATTCCGAGGGCTTTCATGGACTTCGTCATGCCCGAACGCGCTGCTCTCCTCGATCGGAAGAATATCCGAAAGATGGCCGCCCTGTTGCTTGCGGAAACGCAAGTGACGGCGCTCATCGAAAACCTTACTTATATTCAGTAAGGGTCGGGAGTGCACTATGCAACACTTTTCTAGTGTAGAAACTGCCGTGAGGCATGCTTTGCATAACGCGTTAAAACCTAGTGAGGTTTTTGAGTCAGACCTTGATTACTTAAGGTTTGATCTCGATTCCTTGCTTCACAGCAATGATCATGCTCTTGTGACGAAATCGGTGTATTATTCCTTTCTTCGAAAGTGGAAAGGTCTAGACACCGGCATCGATAAATCGCAGGTTGCATGGTCGGCTTGGTTAGACGCCGAGCATCGATGCAGACTTTCCAACGACTCCATCTATTCTCAGATGCGTTCAGGCAAGTACCTGATCCCGACGTCCCTAATTCTAAGGACGCAGAAAATCATCTGTGATATTTTGGGGAAGTTAGAATATCCTCGCATCGCCGAGCTGTGCAGATTTGGAACAGGTGCTACTATGGACCTGAAAAGAGGGTCCACACTTGTCCAAAAGAGTTGGAGGCCGACCATTACTCTCAATGCAATCCCTTATCTTTGTCGTGTTATTGCTAACGATCGCTACCTTGGTAGTCTCGTTGGTGGTTTTAACGATCTTAGGATAGTGGAGAACAATCGAGTTGTAATGGTTCCAAAGAGCGCAAAGACTGACCGTACTATAGCTGCCGAGCCCACGCTGAACGGTTTTGTTCAGCAAGGGATCGGAAGGTTTATACGGTTAAAGCTTTTACGCTTTGGGGTGGATTTGAATGATCAGACGGTCAATCAAAGCCTCGCTTCTCGGGCTATTTCGATGGATCTCGCGACCATCGATCTATCTTCGGCAAGCGATACCCTTTGCACTGCCCTGGTCAAGTTGCTCTTACCGCGTGAGTGGTTTGAGTTTCTTGATTCAGTTCGTTCAGTGAAGAGTAAGTTTCAAGGAAAGAATTTTCACCTTCAAAAGTTCTCGAGTATGGGCAATGCCTTTACTTTCGAACTTGAGAGTCTGATTTTCTATGCTCTTCTAAGAGCTACCCTTGACACCTTTCCTCTTCCGCTGCACGACAGTGTGATCTCAGTGTATGGCGATGACCTCATTATACCTTCCGCGTATCAAACAGCGGTAAGCCGAGTCCTTAATTGGGCAGGCTTTAAAGTTAATGAGGAGAAATCGTTTTATGGAACCGTACTTTATCGAGAAAGTTGCGGCAAGCATTATTTCGGTGGGTCGGAGGTTACCCCGACCTATCAAAAGGATATTTGCTCGCGTGTTCACGATTTCGTTAGGCTACATAATCGTCTCGTGCGTCTCGGTATTAGACTCAACCTTCGATCTGAAGTTGAAGCTGCTACTGGGATTGTTCGACGCCATGTCTCGGAGCTTTTTCCAAGAAGCCTCATCGGCATTGGTCCTTTAGTGGACTATGACGAATACTTCGTTCGTGAGAACTATGTATGGTTTCCTGAATTTAGTGACCGAGTCCGTGTTCGCAGCGCGATAGTCATAACTCGGTCGGCAATTAAACCCGACCGTCGTTCAAACTATGCGTATTATGCACGGAAACTGAGATGTCCTGCTTTCTTAAGCCCTGACCATCACGGTCAAGTTTCGGAGAGTTTGGAACCAAAGCTTGTCATTCGTGACAAGTATCATTGGAGGAGCGCGAGCTCCCTGGTTGATACCGCCTCGCTGTCTCCTCGGTAAGGAGGCAGTTTCCCCTCTGGTATAAGGGGTGTGAGGGACTTTTGTCCTAT